GTTACTCAAGAGTAAAAAACTCCCTGAGACAGAGTCTCAGATGAAAAATTCTTAAGTGATCATATAGATCAACAAATCTGAGACTCGGTCTCAATTATACCTTTAAAAAGGCTGCGCGGCCACCCAACGCATTTAAATATTTAGGTATAGATACCAGGCACTCCACAAAAGAAGGAGAGACTGAAATCATCACCAGCAGCATGCCATTGTTGCATAATATTGGCATGAGCATCTTTGCCGCTATAAACATTTTTAGCAAGCAAAATTTGAGACATAGCTGGATTTTTCAGCGCTGTTTCACCAGCGCTGGTGTCCACATTCTTAAAATGTGTACCCAGCATGTATCGTGTGTTCGAATAGAACGGCATTTGAAACTCCAGAGTCGGCTGATAGCCAGACTCAGTGAAACAAGCACCATTGTACCCGTGAGGTAGTAAAGCATCCATTGCTGCACTACCCAAAGATACAGTATTGGACACGGGGTATCCAATAGTATCGATATTAACTCGGGAGCCTAAACGCTCAACCCAGTTATAGGCGGTGCCAGCGGAAGCTGGACCAGTTGTCTCCCCCTTATCGTAATAGGTTAACTTATACCTAGTAGATCCGCGCGCAACGATATAGCACGGCATCAAATACGACAAAAAGGAGTTCCTGCGCGCCAGAGTTCTGGCAACATAAGCAGGAGTGTGAGGCAAATAACGAGTAACAAGCTCGTAATTAGCCGTCCGAGGATCATTATTATAATCTCCAGTAAAAACGTTGCAATAACGCTTAATTAGAGATCTAATAGAAACAACGGACTCACCAAAAAACACCATAGTGTTAGCGGGATCACATTCTTTCTCCATTATAGCATGTTCGTCAACAGTAGTAGTATTACTAGTAGCGACAAAAGTGCTATCGGAGAAGTTAGAAGTAGCTGAAAACTTCGCCGTACTCCACGAAGAAGAAAGTTCAGCAGGCTGAGCCAACATAAAATCATCACACATCTTAAAATATACATTAACCTGTACAGGAGAAGTAGTAGAACTAGGAGGCAATGCAGTAGAAAGGGGCGCAACGAGCTCATTAACCACAGAAACGGTAAATATGCCCATGTGCTCCTGTTCATCATACAATGCCTGTAGATTAAAAGAGGTCTGCTCATGGCGGTGAGGCTGAAAAGTACTGACGAGGTCGTCATCAATAGTTTTCAGCCAAGCAGCCTTGTTATTCCAATTAATCGTGAACTCAGTGGAAGTAGCTTCCGAAAGGTCCATGATCATGGTATAACGAGCGTTAACATCCTCAGTGTTAACATCTGAAACGACTTTAGCCGTAGATTTGATAAAAGGATCAAACTGCAGCTTAAGACGACCAGAATGCATTGGAGTACAAACGACTTCAACGCGATAGGTACAAGAGCCCTTCCAATATTGAAACATATTAGAAAGATATCCAGCCGGAGTGTGCTGGATACGCTTCTTGCCACCATCAGAGCCAGTGATATGAGTCTGCTTCGGATTAACCAAAGAGGCAAAAATCAAAGACTCTGCTCCAGGAGTCGTGAAAGAACCAACAGCCTCACCCCACTCACATCGGGCAAGAAATTGCTCACGAGTAGCAATAGACTTAATGGTCATCTCGTCATGGGGAGAGACACCCACAGTACGAGGATCAACGGTAATTTCCTGCTTAGGATCCAACGCCAAGGAATAAGCAGAATCTTCTCCCGAAGTATTGGCCAATCGGCCATGCATTTTAAGCTCACACCTACCAGGGTTCTGAACCATAATAGGAGTGGAAAAGCCAAAAATGCGAGCAATATTAGCAATACTGCCGGCACCAATCTCAGTAGCCTTAGCAAATTTGCCAATAATGGGAGCCTTACTAAGCATTCCAGCGGCTTGAGCAACATTGGTAGCCACCGTGGAAACAGGGCCATCATTGTATTCGTCGCGCTTAGAAAAATTACTCGTAGGAGTAAACTCAGTAGGGACACTCATCTTCATGTTCTCTGCCCAAGCAAAGACATTATAAGTAACGGAATCAGAAGCATTTACGTTAGCGATCCTCAGAGGATTCATATCGTAGATTTGAATCGTTCCGAGAGTCTCTTTCGAAGTGCCTGTAACACCGTTCAAAGATAAGAAATTGTTATGCCACATAAATGGCAAAGTCATCTCAACTACTTTACTGGTGGAGGGGTTCAGAAAAGCGTGAGGATAAGTCGAAAAATGCTGAAAAACATTTTCCTGGCGACCAGAAGCCAACGTGTTGTACCACGATTGAGCTTCTTTGGCAACCTGGTTTCTGCTACCAAGAATATCCCCATAAGGAATATAAATAATAAGCAGACGACCGTACTGAAAGGGAGTGCCATTCGTAACAAAACGAAGCTTAAGATCAAAACTAGCATAAGCATAGTTAGACAGCTTGGCCTTGACACGAGCATCACTCTGCCAAAGTACCCAAGGGTCGAAGGTATGATTAATGGAGCTATCGTTAAACGAAGTGCTCCACGTGTTCTCATAAATTCGAACAGGCCGTTGAAGAAAAGATCCGAGAGGAACGTTGTCCGTGAAACCATCACTATAGGTGGAATCACGTTCTGCCGAAATATCGACAGTATACGTCCCCGGCGTCTCTTTAAAGATTGTGGTCTGTTCCTGAACGTAATCAGGATCAGACTCAATAACAGAAAAATTATCAGCAGCAACAACCCCGTCTGGATTTTTGCTGAGGGTCCCATTGTCGCTGGAACCTTGCGATGAAGAAGATGTGTTAGAAAGTCGGTAGTTAGTGTACGAGGGCCTGACTTAGGGCTTAGTAAACGCACACTACATAGAATATTCTGGACCATTATTTGACTCTCGTCAATTAAAGAAGGCGTCCTAGAATAATACAGGGTAAATACCCTCTCCTACTGTCATCGTAACGCGACGCATCAAAACTTATTCTATGTTTATCATTCTGATGGAAGATCGAATACGATCGCTAATATGCAGTCTCAATCGAGACAGTCATCACAGCTTAGACTTGCGGCACTAAACTCAAAGTCGTAAATACTCTGAGATTCAGGAACCCACGGAGTTATACCGCTTCCCTTTTGATTCGTAAGAATATAATCGTACGAAGGGAACTTGTACTCTGGAAAGACAGACCTAAGAGACTCAACTCTCTTAAGGTATTCCTCTTCAGAATATTGAGCCAGCTCTGGTACAGCTGACTTCAAAGATTCAAACTGCTGCTCAACAGCAGTAAGACTCTTACTAGCAACGCAAATAGTAATAGTCTTTAATATGGAAGCTTTCTCAATAGGACACTTGAAAATCTCATAACCGGAATCATAAACCCACTTCCTCTTGCCAATAGAGGCAGAAGTAATGGGCATGGAACCGTAAATGTCATCAGACTTATCAGCGTTAGTGTACTTGAGACCTATGCTACCAAAATATTCCTTAACAGTCCTAAAATTGAAAAATTTCAAAGAATCGGTACTAACCGAATACGTATTGTCATCTCCTAATGAGAAAAACTCAACGTTATCTGAGAAATGTTTCTTCAATTGGATCGAAGGAACTCCTGTATCGGAGGCCAACTTATAGTAAGCCATCCTGATATACAGTGAATTGATAATATCATTGAATAAGAAAGTCATCAAAATCCCCGAGCTCAGAGAGCCGGGAAGTTCGAGAAGATCTTTATCCATCATAATAAGCGGATTAGCAATATCGCTTGCAACCGAGATGAGAGAATTGTAGTAGCTATCAGGCATTACAACTCCCTTCTTGGCTAAGATAGCCTTCTTCACCTTAATAATAACCGTGGCAGCAGCCATGATCATAAGTGTCGAAGACTTCTTATCGAATTTACTAAAATCACCGTTAATAATTCTATCAAAACGGCTGAGACGTTTGTAAACGCGTCCCCAGTCAGTAGAAAAGGGATTTACGCCACCAACAGTCTCAGTTTCGAGAAAGTTTTTAGAATATATCGACATCCAAACCCCATAGTATTTCTTACATAAAATAAAGAAACACATGGGACCAAGAGTAAAAAGTCTAATCTTCCTCTGAGCTACTTTTTCTGCATCACGAGGCTCATCCTTAGCGCACGTCTTGAAGATAACTCCATTACGCTCGCCAGTGGCAGCAGTATTAATCATGTCATCGAGTCGAACCCTAGACTCGACATCTAAGTCGAGACCATGAGGGGCCTGCTCGGAAGGAGCACTAACCAAATGGTTGTACTTCTTTCCTCCCTCTGGAAAACCAGCGGAAGTAGATTTTGGCATGCTACTGACTAAGTCAGTAAAAGCAGAGCCATTAATACAGCTATAGTCATCTAGGATATCATCCATAGAAAAATCTTCAATAGCAGAGAACTTGCTAACCAAATCCTCAATTGCCATATCCAATTGATCTACATCAATCCCAGTAACTTGAGTACTCATATCGTTCAAAGCATTTCTCTCTAAGGAGATATACTGATCATCGTTACGAATATGCGTGAACACAGGGGCAATAAGATTATGATGATACTCAGGAGGAAAGAGCTTAAAAAGCTCCTCCTTATGAGGTAAAAACTTAACCTTAGACACTGCCTTCCTAGTGAAAGCAGTAGAAAAATTGCCACGAAAATTAATCGAGCCAATAGCTGCCGGATCCAACCACCACGTATGGTTATAGGAATTTCCAGCAGTGATATCTCTGACAAAAGGAACCATATCCTTATTATCGTCGAAACCAACGGAACTACTAGGAGAAAAAACTCCATGAGTCCCACTAATGTGTTTAATACCAACATTAATCATATTCTGATCAAGCAGGTGAAAACATGCTAAACTCTTTTCGAAAGAAGAAGCACAGGCAATACCGTTAATCATCTTTTGGTCTCCAATAATGGAGACCAAAGGAGATCCACAGTGTCCTGAAAAAGGATCACTAAATTTACCAACGAAACCAGGAGAAACATAATTACCCTTAATAGGGTCATTGTATTTAATATCCTGATAAACACCAGTAAATTCCACCTCAACCGGCAAGAAAGGCGGGTTTTGATGGCAATAGTAATTCTTGCCAGAAACAGTCGCGGCACTACCTGCATAGTGTGCTTTGACTGGAATCATATTAATAAGGTTTTTAAAACAATTAATATCGACAAGCTTGATCAATCCTAAATCAGGACCAATTTGCTTGCACAGGGTTTCACTTCCATACATAACATGTATTTTGTGAACTGACATATTGCTATCATCACGGTAACGTATAACTCTTAAGGAGTTACGTTTATCCGTAAAATGACGCAAAGTGTGCCAGACGCCTACTGCGTATTGTCCAGTCACACCCATTAAGTGGGTACGACTGACGGTTCCCGAGCCATCACCAAAAATGAGCTCGACTTCAATCATATTACGATTGATTCTCTGGCTAATAATATCGCCAGGTGAAGCAGAAGCAGTTCCAAAATGAACAAACCCATCATTCTTGTCCCACGGATTACCTGAGGAAGCGCCCGAAGGTGGCTTTCCTTTCAGTTCGTCGGGATAGGAAGTAGGATTAAATTTACTTCGGTTAACATACTTATAGAACCCAAAAGCAGCAGCAGCCGTAAAGACTACATACAAGCCATTCTGAGCGTGGTTTAACAACCGACGCTTAGTGGCATAGTATCTACTAATGATCTGATCTACTCTGGACATCAGGTCAGAGGCACTCTTAAGGTCGTGTCGAACGACATCAGAGTACGCTCTGTAACCATCTGCTATCCTTTTCAAATCAGGAGAAATAATGGCACACACTCTATAAAAAGTAAAAAGAGTAAAATAAGAGATTATCGTCATGATATCAAATACAAAATTCTTTGAGCGCCCTAAAACGGTATAACCTTGTCTACTGTAAAAACGAGAAGTGGGAGAAAATTCCACCTCAGGAAGAGACTTATTTAAATGAGTCCTCTTAAAATGTTCAGAGACATAGGTATCAGCACCAGAATAGCAAATAGGACAATTAAAAAGAGAATGAACACACCGTTCAACGTGCAAATCGTCAACATACTTACGAGTATCGCCGAGAGCGTCAGTTTTAGACGCATGCTCGCGGGCCGTAGCCAAAGTAATATCACACATTTCTTGGTAGGTAATCCAACCTTCATTGTCATCTGCTTCAAAACTGCAGAAACCATTTGGAGTATCATACTTAAGTTTGAACTCCACGGCTCCTACACGATTAGTACCGACCTTACGAAAATCAATTCCGTCTTGGCCAGAACCATCTAATGTAGTCCTTTGAAATCCGTCTTTAACACGGATCTCAGCAGAAATAGAAAAACGCCTATAAAAAGCGTCCCTATTATTAATGTAATCTTTAATCCCAAAAGTGGAATCATTAGATATACAGACGTTAACAAAAGGTCTATATAAATCCTTACCTTTGTCCTCTAAAGAACCTCGAGTAGGATAAAAATTTCCCTCTCCCAAAAGGGAGGTAATATTAGTCATAACTTCATTACTTGTCATCATCTGAGCGTTGCCTGAACCCATTTCATCTAGCACTACAGCCAGATGTTTTTCAGGTTTATACGTACTCATGAATTTATCACTCTGAGTAACTGTACATTTAACCTTATTAACTTCGCCAAGTGTCGTACCTGGTTTCATGACTCCCAATCCAATCAATGAAGACTGAATCAAAGAATCTGCAATCCAAGTAGACTTGCCAGTCCCAGGAGGACTGACAATGGCAATGTTGAAGGGTAACGGACGCTCGCCGTAATCGGCACACCTGGCCTTAACTACCATAGTCGATAAGCGACTAGATAACTGCATCATTACAGTTTTAAGGGCAGGGTCACGAGACAGAACCCTAACAAATGCGTTATTAGCACTGTTAAGGTTTTGCATCCAAAGGGTATCACTAACGTGACCCTCTGGAATATCTTTGCACCCAGAAGGGATACGAAGATACTCGTATGAAATAAGCCAGCGAACACACTCAATCCAGTCATAATCAGTATGAATGGAAAAAGGATGATCACCACCTTTTTCATTAGTGACTTCCTTAATGACAACAGAAACTGCACGAAGCAGCTCAGTAACCATCATAGGAACGTCAGTACGCTCTCGCCAGTTATGCAAGTCTTTACTTTTAATAAAGCCAGACCACAAAAGCTTAGCGGAAAGAACGTCGCCAAATAGCTCATGAGCTACAAGGCATGCAAAAATTTTATTAATTGCAATAAAAATGGAACTAGTATTAATACTATCAATGCCATCAGCAACTCTATCTAATAAATCAGATAGCCTTGAAGTAGCAGTAAAATTAGTATGCTTGATCATCTCCGTTACATGGAAATTATCATTAACATCATAATCGTATCCATCTTCGGTGGTAGTCTTGACTCCAACTTTACAAACTCTCTCAATGAGAGATACAAAGAATTCTATTTCCACGGCGCGAGCCAAATGTATAATAGAATTTGCTAAAACTAAAAGACGACCATTAAGAGTACTAGTCTCAAAAAATAGGCCAACATTAATAACAACAGAATTCAAAACTTGAAGCTGACGAGGAAATTCAGAACCACTATAAGCTTTAGCTAATTCGTGGATATAAGATCTCATCTGCTCATCCTTAATATCTTCATGTTTCGCATCAGCTCGACTAAAAAGTGAACTGGGTGAAAATGTAGGAGAAAACTCTTCTAAAAGAGAATCCTCTAATATAGTGGAAAGCCTAGAAGGCTCAAAAATGGGGCTATATTCTGCAAGAGAAGGGATAGCAGGGTAATAAGAGGCCCGATTGGACCATTCATTAAAAATTGCAGCGACATGAACATTCGAAGCGCTTGCCATAGTCTCACGGTAGAGACGGCGAGCACGCTTAGAAGAAATGCGCTTATTGGGGCGAAAGATTGTGACAATCTTAACGCCAATGCGCTCTAGCTCAACGATGATTTGATCAACGGTGAGTTTGAGAACAGGGTGCTCCTCAATAAACTCCTCAAAAGTCTCAGAGAGAACATGACCAGGAAGGGTCACGGTCGCAGAGAGAGAAGTGGGAGTGTAAAAAGGAAGAGGGCCAATGGGCACGCTAAAAGCGAGCTCAAACTCGAGGCGAGAAGCCAAATCACAAGGAACAGACTTGTTCAAAGGAAGAGGCTTGTAAGGCCGAGGGCCGAAGAAGTTCGTAACATCAGAAGTTGGAAGAAATTCTGAATCAACGGAAGCAGGGGGAAGCTCCGAAGAAAGAGAGATGTACGAAACATCTTGGTTGGTTTCGCGGTTGCGAATTTTGTTGAGGGTTTCCTCAAGCAGGGTGTGGTTCATTACTCCACGGTTGTCATCCAGACATTCGACTTTGGAATTCTGGGATGAGTGCTTACGAGCACTAGCGATTTGCGAAAAGCAAATGGTAAAAGTCGTGTTAGCGGGAAATAAAAGCTAATTCTGCGTGAAAAGCAATTTCCTGTCCTTAAAGTCGGACTGATAGTGGGCGACAAACCCATGCTGGTTGACTAATTATTGTAGGGAACAATAAATAAATCCTGTGACTATTTTGACGAAAATAGAATAAAACGTAGTAAGGCAGAATAAATCAGCAAATATGACATAGATAGTTAAAATTCATTAACTATTTGAATCTTTTGGAATCTGAAATAAAGGCAACAATACTAAAACGTTAAATAAATAATAATAGTAATCAATAATAATCAAAAAT